ACGTCCAGTACGGAGATCATCCAAGAGCGGGCTTCCTAGAGGCGAACGATGCCACCTCATTTGCGGTAGGTGCCTTGAACTTATCTTCACGAATCTGCGGACCAGCTACTACATTGAAACTCACTGCAGGTCGAGCATCCAAGAAGAACCCATCAATATTCACCTCTCGGGTAGCGGGAAGTGAGATAGCGATGTGCGTGTCACCCTCGGGAGTTTTGACCTTCTGAGTACGAATCACGAAGTCCGCATCTTGGATTGGACCCATTGACATACCAACGTCTGAGTAGTCATCCGCGTTGTCTTTGCTGACATCGCGTTTGACGCCTGTTCGATTGGCTTGGTGCGTTCCAATGAGAGGAACCTGGTGCCTATGGCAGAGAGCTTTGAGATCCTGAGAGATGTGGCTGAGACTCTTCCAGTCGTTGCTACGCTGACCGGGCCGCTCGTCCCTGAGCAGATATATGCCATCCACAAACACGATATCAGGATCAAACTCTTCCACAGCCTTCATCACAGAAGAGATACCGGCGTTCTCGGGTTTGATTACCCGAATATTCCGGCGCCTATCTGGATTATCCGCAGAAAGTTCCGCGTAGAGCCCCAAGCAGGTCTGCTCAAACCTCTGACGGCTAATCGCGTCAAGAGTGCCTGATACTACATGCTCGTAGTCTACTTGCGCGAACCTAGAGTAAATGCGTCGATACATCTGGGTGACAGGCATTTCCATGCTGACAACCAAGCATCGAGCATTCGCGTATAAGAACGGATGAACTACCGCAATCTCCAGCGCAATCCAAGTCTTCATAGACTTAGCAGGACCGTAGATGAGATAGAACTCGCCCTTACTCATACCCCTAGTAGCGAGATTGAGCGGCTCCCAAGGGAATGGGATTCCCAAGTAACCGTCAGTGTCGCTGATTAGGTTCACGCTCTCCAGCACTGACAATGCTGCATCTCGCGCATCCAATTGAAGATGCCCATACTCAGCGTTGTCTGCGCGGAGTTTGGAAGCAGCCGTATGCAAGTAGTCGATTGCTGTCCTCGGGTCTACTTCTTTAAGCTGCTCTACATCATCTTGAATCGCGCTAAGACACTTGCGCAGATACCTATCCTTCATCTCGTAGATGATTGAGTGAAGGCTATCGTCTGGCGGCGATTCCCCGGCAGGGAAGTTAGGGAACCGCGTAGAGATAAGGTGCAGCGACGGAACTTGTCCGTAGCTGTCCTTAGCCTTTGCGTACTTCTCTATGAACTGGAAAACCATTAGGTTCTCCGGCGACATAAAGTAGTCCGCTTTTACACCGTTGCTGGTGGCGGTCTTTAGATCCTTAGAATGTAGGATCTGTAGGAGAAACTTGATCTCCAGGTTCATTGATTGTTTTCTCCATCTCCTTTAGGAGAGCCTCTACGAGAGTTTTTGCTGAGTCGCTTAGGCGCAACATATTTGCGCTGGACTGGAATGATAGCGTAGGAGACCTTGCCACGAAATTGAGGTTTACCCTGCCTGCGTTCGGCAAAATCTCCATAGAAAGGATCTCGATGGAGAACTTCGTCTGGATCTTACTTGCCACGGAACAACTCTGACTGAAGCTCCATGATCTCCGGAAGAAGCTCCAAGTACATATTCTTGTGGAAGTGGAGCAGCTTCCGATGCCCCTCGCGGATGAAATCATCCGTCTGTGATACCCCCACGGAGGTGAACATCTGCACGCTCACCCCCTTCCCGAAGTCCATGTTCCCCACATTCAGCGTGCTGCTGATCGTGGCCTTGGGGAACTCCGGATCAAAGATCAACCCCTCAAATGCTACGAGCTCATCTGGCGTCATATCCCTACTTAGCTCCTTTACGACCTTTTTGTCTTTGCGGAAGGTCACTGTTACTTGGCCATTGGCCATGGTTTACTTCTTCTTTGTTACGGTTACGTCACGCAGGACAACCTGCATCGCAGAGTTGAAAACCATTCTCTCCTCCTCCGGTAACTGCGCAAGCTTCTCCTTGTCTAGAGTTGTCTCCACAGTAATTATCCCAGTACTTCGGAGCTTTTCTACAAGCCCTCTCTGCACCGCGATTTCCTGGACTCTGTCCAAGTCGTACACGGTGCTTTGCCGACACCGTACATCAATGTCGCCAAACTTCTCAGAGTAGAACGTACCGTGCGTGTCGTAGTGGTTACGCGCTACTTGCTGGAAGTGCTGCTTGAGCGCGTTAAACGCCGCATCTTTTGCGGCAGTTTTCTCCGCATGAGTCTCCTGCATGTTGAGGAATCTCTGGCGTACAATATAGAAGATATCGGGAGGAACGATGTGCTTTAGGAAGTCTCCGGTGGACCAAGCTTCATCAATCTCCGCGAACTCTTCCGACGCCACTCTGTACTGCTCTTTAAGCTGTTCCGCGTCCATTCATTCTCTCCACGATCTCAAAGGCGCTTGCTAGCGCGTTGAAAGTTTTCATCGACACACTCTCTTTAGCGTCGTGGTCCCCTCGCAGCATAGCGATCTCTAGATCATACGAGGGAAGAACAGGGTACACGACGGGCATCGATTCACCTGTTATCTCAATATGAATCATAGATTCAGGAGCCCCATTCAGATTTATCTTGGGTGGTTTGCGGGTTAATCCAGCAAGACTGTACTTACCGAAGGCTACAATAATCCAAGGGTCGATCTGGTAGATAAGCCTATGCAGATGCTCCCTACAATTATTGAGCTCCGTAGTGGCAGGCACTCGATACTTACCGGCATCATCTCCCTGCGTGAGGACTCCTCGGCATAGTACGGGAGAAGTTATGAACACTTCCTGTAAGAAGTATTCCCGCAGAGCGCGGTAGTTTACTGCACCACCCTTTGCCGATTTCTTCTTCCATGCAGCGAGCTCTGGACGATCTACCGCATGGAGGTACATACTCAGCAACCAGTTTGAGTATTCCCCCACAAAGATGCGACCTTGCCGATCTTCATCCTCGCTGATCCCATCCTTGACGATAAGGATCTTTGCCGAAGGGTTGCCCACACCCTGCACAATATTTCTTCTACATGCGACTAGTTTATCGCACTTGGCGCACTCCAAGGGTTGGAGATTTTCCAAGACTTGCCTCCCTACGAGATTTTATCTCAGTAAATGGGTAACCCCATTCGCGCAGACGAGTTTGCATTTGCCTTACTAGGCTTCTGCACATTCCTATATGAACGTCATTCAGTACAACTACATCAGGGTGTAGCTTACCCGGGAACTTGCGCTGGATTCTTCCAAGAGCCTGCTGAAGAATATTTCCATGCTCCCTAGAGCCGATGGGCGTAGCAATCAACAAGTAACTCAAGGAAGGTGCATCTAACGCCTCAGCAGCAACATCAACTGTAGCAAAAGTTACCTTGTGCTGTCTAATGATTTGCGTACGGGTGTCCTTGTCGCTGTCACCATTAATAGCAGCAGCATCTCCAGAATGAACCTCATTATACGCATCTGCTAGAGTATGCGTGTGCTCCTTGGAGTGTGTGAGCACTAGACAATGGTGGCCCGTAGCGATGGCCGCCTCTATCCGAGAGATGATTCCCTTGTTTCTGACAGCGTGCTTACCTAGCCAAATGCACAGCTTTTTGTAGTGCACTTCCCCAGACTTGTCCGTTATCTCGGGCTGGTCTGCGTCGAATACCCAAGTATCCGCAGCCTCAAACTTTATGGAAGGTATGAGCTGCTGCGTAACATCGGTATAGAAAACAGGGCCGAGGTGCATAGTGAAGAGGAAATCTCTACCATCTTCTCGGTTAGGCGTAGCGGACAATCCCAGACGTAGTCCAGAGAACAGCGGGACTACTTGAATGAAAGTAGGCGCGGCGAAGTGGTGACACTCATCGAATATGACCAGGCCATATTCTTTGAAGTCATCTTCTGACAACTTACCATCCTTCAACCTATTGATTAGGGTTTTTGCGCTGATGATAAGAATGTCTGCACCGATCTCATTGGTGCCTTCTTGGAGCACGCCTACGTTGACTCCTTGTGTGTGCTCAGCAATTGCTGACTTCCACTGAGCTAGGAGACCAGATTTATCCACAATAACCGCGGCCTTTACCCCTACGGTCAGGATAATCTCAAGAGCGATCCGCGTTTTACCTTTGCCACACCCTAAACAAAGAATACCAGAGCCTGCTTCAAGTGCGGCAAGATACGGGGAGTATTGTTCCTCCCACAGGGATGTGCGCGAAATCCCATTCGTAATAGCGGGGTAATCCCACGGTAGTGTGGTGATGGGCACACCCAGGCGTTCCCAAGCTAAATAAGCGCGAGGGAGAAGAACATTTTCTCCCTCGCGCTGCACCGAACCTATATCGGCTCGGACGGCCGACAGGTTTACTAGGTGCGCGGGCACCGAGGCCCACCGGCCGAGATGAATCATTTACGCCTCTGAGTTGTGTAGTTATTTCTAGCAGCACCGACAAGATGCCGTAATTCTACGCATAGAGTATCGAGGAATGAAAATCCTAGATAGGCGCCGAATTGCTCAGCAACAGGCTGAGTGAAATCATACGCGCCGGGGGCAGGATAGTTCATGCCGCTGTGTTGCTGGTAACTAGGTGGTTGCTGGTATTGCGGAGTGGCGCCAGTATATATAGGGCGCGGTGGTTGTGTAGGTGGAATAGGTGGAGGACTGCCATATGATGGACGAGGAGCTTGCAATCTTGCAGATATCCTTTGTATTTCCTGAGCGCAGTCAAGTCTGTGGCTGCAGCCCGAGCAGGGGGTACGAGAAGTAGGACTGTCGTCGTAGTCGAGTGAGTTACCGTAACAATGGGGACGCTTCATGCGATAGGGCCTCCTTAGTGGTGTATACTAATTATGCCACTTTCTATTTATTCCTTTTCACCCTATACTTACCTGCAGTAAAAGCGGTATTCCGTTAATCCGAGGTATCACATGTCCAAGTTTACGAAGCTGGCCGAGCACTTCGAGCAGTACTGCTACGAATACCCCGCAGTGACTAGGGGAGAGTACGCAGTTAAAATTGCGAGCATAGACCCCGCTCATGCGGCAGAGTACAAGAGATTAGCTTCCTACTCTGGCCAGATTCCCCGTCCTTTTGAGAAGATATCTGGCCTAGAGGCTCGCGAGGGTTATGTTTCCGATGAAGGTAAGGAAGTATTGCACCAGCTACAGAAGCTGGCGCATCAGATGACTCCTTACGAGCTAGAGGCAGTCCTTACCGAGTTCGATACGACATTCAAGTTGGCGCAGTACAACTACTACCCAAATCCTCACGAGACTGTATTCTATCCTCTCGGTGTTAAGATTGCGGAGAGGTGGACAGGCGGTACGGAGACTGTTACCTCAGAAGATCTAGATAAGTACCTCGCATCAGAAAATGCTTATCATATCGAGGCAAGATTCTCCAAGGAACTGCTGGAGGGGATGAAGCAGGACGCCTGGCCAGTATTCTTGTCTCTTCCAGAGCCCTCTAAAACCATCATAGCGCGACTTGTAAACGGACACAAAATCAGCAATGAACGTATCTGACGAGAGGTGGAATCCGCTCGCGCTGTTCGTCTTTACAAACTCTGTTCTTCCCGCCGACTGGCTTTCTTGGGAAACAATTAGCGTCTATCGTGCGCTAGAGGACATGGGGTTTGGTAAGATAACGGAGAAGAACGCGTGCAAGCTAAATGCGGTGCGTACCTTACGCACATCGCTACTAGCGTGGTCTGAGTGGGAAGTATTCGAAAAGGTCGGTCACGGCTTGTTTGGATTTATCCCTAATTTTTCTCAGGTCGAGCCCTTATCATTACTGCAATGCGCGGTAACTCGGCACGTAATGAACGCCATTAAGGAATCTCCTTGCGCAGAGGAGGTACTATCTTACATAGCGGCTTGTGCTGCGAAAGATGAAATTTCTTATCTTCCGAAACCTCTTGAGGACGCGCAGATTAAATTATCTCCACCTATGTACGAGTGCCTCGATTGTGGGTACAAGGAAACGGCTGACCTTGAGGACGGAAAGTGCGATAGGTGCGTAGGAAGATACAAAGACCAAACTGCGCTGGGACAGAGTAACGTCAATGCGGCAGTCGGTACTAATGTGGCATTCCACAATTCTTTACCTTTTGTAGAGGTAAAAAAGATGTATGATGCGCTGGTATCTCTGCCGCATAATACATTTGATCTAGATATGGATGCTACCAGTATTCAAGTAGAGAAACTGCTGGATATACGGGAAGCATTGAGGTATTTTGATACAGAGGTAAAGGAGCAAGTACGTGCATTACCTAGATAATGAAACGCTACGGGATATGGCTACCTACGCGGCGCAGTCTGCGATAGTCAAAGTAGCGGGCTTTAAAGAAGTGGGCGCTGAAATCGCAAAGAGAGGCGTAAATCCGGCAACTTGGTTGAAGAGGGGATGGGACACATATGGTGAGATGGCGCACCCCACCGCGAAAGCAACTAGGGGTTGGATGGGCTCATCTAACTGGTCCAAGTATATCCCCATCGGCCCCAAGTCTCTTACTGTAGGGTTAGGCGCGGCGACGGCGCCAGCAGCATTTGCAGAGGAGGATCCCTCCGGAGAAGGTAAATCTCGCGGACGGCGCATTGGTGGGTGGCTCGGCTCCACTCTAGGTTCCGTAGCGGGTAGCATGCCAATGAAGGCAGGTCTTGCTGGTGTTGTCCCGATACTTGGAGCAACTGCTGCGGGTCAGTATGGCGGCGAGATTATTGGTGGAAAATTGGGCTAATTCATGATCAGGAACGACTCACTAGTCACGAATCCAACGATGGCGAGATCCGGAGGAGCAGGAAACTCCCCTAGATACCCGCATCCATTTTTCGATTTGGGACAGTCGTACCTACCAAATGATATCAAGCAGCTATTTCATTGGTGCAAATACTACTTCATGACTAACCCAGTCGTGAACGCAGCTATTAGCAAGATGGCGGAGTATCCTGTAACTCCTCTAGTATTTAAGACCAATGACGCGGCACAGCGCGCCAAGTATGAAGAACTTGCTCGTCTATTGCAGCTCAAGTCGCTGCGTATTGAAATCGGGTTAGATTACTTTACATACGGAAACGCATTCGTATCCATTATGTTTCCCTTTAAGAAGCATCTTGGGTGCGTTAGCTGCGGCCATGAAGTACATATAAAGAATTCAAATTACAAGTGGGTATCCATGAGATACCAGATAACTTGTAAGAAGTGTAATACAACCGGATTTGCCAAAGTACGTGATGTGTACGTGAGAAGCGTGCGCGAGATCCGGTTAATGCGTTGGAATCCCGAAAACATCGATATCAACTACTCAGAGCTTTCTGGTAAGAAAACCGTCATCTACAACATTCCTGTAGGAGTGTCTAACGACATTATACAGGGTAAGCCTGATGCAGTGGATGAGCTGCCGGATACCTTCATTGAGGCGGTAAGAGCTAAGAAGAAGGTTTACTTCCACCCAGACAATGTATTCCATTTCCGGCGTCCCACCCTATCCCAGAAGATTCCTGGATGGGGCGCACCCATTCTGCTACCTGTTCTCAAGGATCTACACTATCTAGGCGTTCTTAGAAGAGCGCAGGAAGCAGTGGCGCAGGAGCATATCGTTCCTCTGCGAGTCGTATATCCTTCTGCCGCGGGCGGAAGCTCTGACCCATTCAGTAATATCAATCTTACTGACTGGAAAACAGAGGTTGAGGATCAGCTAACTCAGTGGAAGCGAGATCCCAACAGAATCCCTGTCATGCCTCTCCCACTAGGCATTCAGAGTATGGGCGGCGACGGTAGAGCTCTAATTCTCCACCAAGAGTATAGAGTTTGGGCAGAGCACATCGCTGCTGGTATGGGTGTACCTCCGGAGTTTATCTTCGGCGGCATTCAGTACTCCTCTACCAACCTAACCATGTTCCAGCTCCATAACAAGATGCTTGGGTACTATGAGGAGCAAAAAGACCTAGTGTATGGATTCGTATACGCACGTATATGTTCCTACATGGGGTGGCCTGCGCCAGAGGGCGACTTTAAGCCTTTCAAGATGGCAGATGATCTTCAGAGAACCATGCTTTACTTCCAGCTGAATCAGGCAAATAAGGTGTCTGATGCTACGCTATTGGAAGATATTGGTATGGATATCGATATGGAGCGTACGAGACTGCAAGCAGAGCGGTCTAGAACAATTGACCTGCAGAGTAAGCTCCAGCAAGAACAAGCCCACATACAGGGCGCCGTATCTGTCATCCAGAACAAGTACCAGATGGAAGTGCAGCGCCTGCAGGCTGAGATGCAGAACGAGATTCAGCAGCAGCAGATGCAGATGCAGCAACAAATGCAGCAACAGCAGGCGCCACAAGGAGAAGGCCAACCTCCACAAGAGCAGCCTCCGCAGGAACAGCCACCCGCGCCAGAGGGTGAGCAGCAAGAAGCTCCCGGAGGTGCTCTTATGGGGGAAGAAGTAGCGCCAGGGTTCCCAGCGGAAGCGACGGCATATCCTAACAATGCCCAAGCTGCGCCAGAAACAGGCGTGGAGCCTACAATTGGAAATCCCGAAGAGACTACTACCTCGGGGCTAAACTTAAATTACGTAGCTAAAAGAGCAGCGAACTTTTTAAGTTCCCTGCCCGCAGAGGATAGATCGCTGCGAATGACAATCATGCAATCTCAAAATCCTCGACTAGCGGGACTGGTAAATCAAATACTACAGTCTAGCGTAGGTTCCCAAGCAGACACCTTTAACGCGCAGCAGATGCCTCTGCCGCAGCAGCGTCCACAGCGGCGCAAGCAAGTCATAGGACCTGGTTGATTTAAGTATTCCAGGGAAGCGCATCCTCATCGATGTAGCACGAGGCGCAGTCTGGGTGCATGTAGACCTCGTAGAACTTCTCGTGCATCTCCACAATCTCTGAATCCGAGCCCAGCACACCCAAGCGGATCCTGAGCATCTCATCATCTTCTTTGATGCTTGTGGTGCATAGCACACAATTATCTACATCCTTTGCCTCAGTGACAAAGTGAGGTGTCATATCATTCCATACGCTGCACTCTCGATGCTGCATGACTTCGTCGCATAGCTGAAAATATACATGCTTCATCTTTGACGAGAATCTCTGTCTACCAGTCTCAAAAGAGACGCACAGCTCCCCCGGAAGCATCTGCTTACTGCACACATCGCAACGCATATATAGCTCTCCTAACTATCCGATATTCCCCGCAGTATGGACATTCCCCATCTGAGAAATACCCCAGTACTTTCATATCTGCAGGTATCTCACAGAACGAGCATATCCACGAAACGTCCGGGTACGTTGCAGTAAAGAACCCACAACTCTGGCAATCTACATGACTACACAGAGTTGTGGGACTGAGCCAGCAGGTTACCCGACTCACGAGACGGGCAAGAACACTGATAGAAATCCGATAAGGAATGAGAAAAAGAACAAGCCAGCAATACGCGAAATAGGGTCTCTAGTATCTTCCATAACAACTCCTTGTAATTTGCCACTACGGCATATACATTATCCCCAGTAAACTGGTAGAATTTCGACGTCAGGGAGGCTGCGCATGACACCATTCAAGCCTGAGTCTATCTTCGCAAATATGAAAGAGAAGACCGTAGAGGCAGTGAAGAACACCTTCACAATCAACGGTAAGAAGAATTCACTCGTTGTCGAGGACGTAACAATCACAGACGACAAGGATCCTCTGAACTTCCCCGAGCAGAATACCGCGAAGGACAAGGGCAACACATGGGGAGTTCCTGTCCACGCCAAAATATCTCTGATCAATAACGCCTCTGGTAACAGAATCAGCACACAGAAGATTAAGATAGCTGACCTCCCTAAAATTACTGGTAGACACTCCTTCCTAGTAAAGGGAGATGAGTACCAGGTACAGCATCAGTTCCGTAGAGCTCCCGGCGTATATACAAGAGTCGCGGATAACGGACACATTGAGGCTGTAGTAGGCGGCGGTATGCAGAAGCAGTTCCGCATGGGATTTAATCCCGACAGCAGAGAACTGCACATGCAGCTTGACCCAGATAGCACCTCAGTTGCCCCAATCATTCCTATGCTCCACATGGCTGGGGTAACTGAGGATGCCCTACACAAGACATTTGGAAAAGAGATCGTACAGGCTAACACTACTAAGAAACACATGGAGAAGGCCAAGACGGCCCTTACTAAGTTAGCTGGAGGAGTTCCTGTAGTACCGGGCCAGCACGCATCGCAGGTACTAAACACTCACTTGGATAAATGGAAGCTGACGCCAGCAGTAGTAGAGGACGTCTTGGGTAAGCCCAAGAACAGTTTTGACGTTGAAGCACTCGCACTCACGGCGCACAAGCTCATTGGCGTATCAAAGGGTACTGTAGTACCGAGTACCTACGATAACGTCGGACACAAGCAGTTCCTCGATCCTGGAGATATTCTTTACGACACTCTAACGAGGACGAAAGTTAAGACTCAAATAAAACTACGCGGAAAGATTGATAGAGCTACAGACGTATCTGAGGCAATTGGTTCAAATACGCTAACCAAGCCTATTGAGCAGTTCTTTCGTAACTCAGGTAAGGATGCCAGCGGTCTGTCTATGCGAGCAGACCAGATTAACCCACTTGCTATGATCGTAGGAGCTTCGCAGACCACTGTAATGGGTGCCGGCGGGATCAGCGAAGTTGTAGGAAGCGGTATCAATACTTCTCAGCTCGTACATGGCTCGCATATCGGGCATCTCGACCCGCTGGATACGGGCGAAAAGAAAGAATCCGGCCTAACCCTACCTTTACCACTTGGCGCGCAAAAGACAGGTAGCACTATCTCTGCGCAGCTATTCAATCTAAAGACTAGGAAGATGGAGCTTGTACCGGCTCTTGTATCTTACAAGGCGTATATCGCACTACCCGATGACGTAGCTTTTTCGGGTGGGACCTACCAGCCTACTACAAAAGATAAACTGGTACGTGCGTCAGTCCCGGGCGGTAAGGTAGAGAGAGCTTCTTTCGCGAAAATTCAGTATGTCATGCCCTCTGCCATACAGCAGTTTGGCCTGGCCACCAATATGTTGCCGTTCTTGAATAATAATAACGGTAACAGAATGATGATGGCGGCCAAGCACGCTCGTCAAGCAGTAGCATTGCTAGACAAGGAAGAGCCGCTAGTACAGGTAACGTCCTCTCCAGGTTCTACGTTTGAGAAAGATGTAGGAAAGGCGGTAGCCCACGTTGCTAATGCTGATGGTGTCGTAGAAAAGATTACGAAGGAACAGATCGTAGTCACCGATGCTAAAGGTCAGAAGCACATAACCTATCTATACGACCGCTTTATTACTACTGAGAAAAAGACTGCGCTTAACTCCGTGCCGATAGTGAAGGTGGGAGACAAAGTGAAGAAGGGTCAGGTCATTGCGGACCAGACCTTCACAAAGAATGGAACTCTCACACTCGGTACTAACCTGCACATTGGTTATATGCCTATGCAGGGGTATAACTTTGAGGACGGTGTAGTAATCTCCGAATCGGCTGCGACTAAATTAACGAGCGTACACACGTACCCTATAGACATTGAGTTTGCTGTACCTGTAGGCACGCTATTCAAGAGCACCAGTGAGCTGGAATCATTGGACTTTGGCTCCGAGGTTGCCTCCAAGTCGCTATATCAGGGATGGTGTGCAGTAAGCGCAGGTAAGCTCAATCTGACTAATATCTCTGACGACGGTATTGTCAAAGAAGGTGTCACAATACATCCAGGCGAGCCGCTTGCTTTGGCCATACGAAAGTCTCGGCCAGATTCAGCTCTCGCAGGTATGCGCGGTATGACAAAGAAGGCTAAGCCCCAGTGGGCCAGAGCGGATACTCTGTGGGAGTATGGGGTAATTGGCAAGGTCACTAAGGTATTTAAGAACGGCAAGAAGATCAGAATACTCGTAGAGACCAAAGAAAAAATGTCTCTCGGCGATAAGCTGGTGGGCCGCTACGGAAATAAGGGAGTCGTTACCAAGATTCTCCCAGATAAGGAGATGCCCTTCGTAAAGCAGGGTAATACTTCCAAGCCACTAGAAGTTATTATGAATCCCATAGGTATTCCTGGCCGTATAAATCCCGGCCAGGTTTACGAATTGGCTGCGGCCAAGATAGCGCAAAAGACTGGCAAGGTTTACGAGGTAACTAACTTCGACCAGCACACCCCAGATATGACGTCCAAGCTGGAGAAAGAGCTGAAGAAACACGGACTCTCGGACACCGATGATGTGTACGATCCTCAGCATGGCTATGTGGGTAAGGTGACGACAGGACCTCAGTACATACAGAAGCTGGTGCATCAGGTAGACAAGAAGCTAGGTGCTCGCGCAGGTGGCGCATCTTTGTCTGGAAGTTATAAGTACACGCCAGACAAGCAGCCTGCGAGAGGAGACGGTACAGGTGGTCAGTCACTCTCTGCTCTAGGCTTGTACGCCCTACTTGGCCACAACGCCAGAATGAACATACAGGAACTACAGACACACAAATCAACCTACGAGAATGACCCTACGGATAGAACAGGCTATAACTCAGATGATTTCTGGATGAGCCTAATGTCCGGAGCTCCGCTTCCCCCGCCAAAGCCCACGTTTGCGTACAGCAAATTCCTCGGACATTTAAAGGGTATGGGCGTAAATATTGTAAAGAACGGAAATGAACTTCAGATGGTTCCTCTGACAGATAAGGAACTTCTGTCCGAGAAGCCGCATGAAGTAAAAGATCCTGCCAAGATATTGAAGGGTAAATCTGCCGAGCCGGATACAGGCGGCTTGTTTGATTTCCCGCAGGGAGGCATGGACTCTAAGAAGTGGGGCTATCTAAAGCTTGCAGAACCACTACCTAACCCCGTTATGGAGTCGGCAATAGAAACTCTGTTGGACTTGGGTAAGGGCGGAGTAACTTCAGTAATGAAGGGGGAGAAGAAGGTAGGAAACGCCACGGGCGGCATAGCGATTCAGAAGGCTCTGGCGGCAATTGACCCTACAAAGGAGATTGATAAGCTCAAGACCCTACTCACGTCTAAGATCCCCGCAGACCAGAAGGACAAGCTCTACAAAAAGATAAAGCTGCTCAATAACCTTAAGAAGCTAAAAGTCTCTCCAGACGAGGCGTATGTAACTAATTATATGCCCATCCTTCCACCTGTCTTTAGGCCAATAGGTCTATCCGCAGCAGGAAGCATCGAGCAGGCAGATATCAATAGCTTGTACAAGACTACCGGATTGGCTAACGCGGCGTTGCGCGAGTTCGATCCGGCAGGTCTGCCAGAGAAGCGGGACGCTCTACGTGGCGAGCTATATGACTCTCTTAAGATGACATATCTAAATGGCATGCCCAACAGCCGTGGAGATCACATCTCAGGTTTGATGCAGTCTATCGCTAAGAAGCCCGGGGGACAGAGCAAGGACGCTATGTACCAGGCTAAGATAGTAAAGCGTAGGTCTGATCTATCTGGTCGTGGCGTTATCATTCCAGAGCCTGCGCTCACGCTGGATGAGGTAGGACTGCCTCGTAAGATGGCAATGGAAATTTATAAGCCCTTCATAGTTAGAGAGCTTAGCGCGATGGGCTACTCTCACCTAGAGGCGCTCAGTCTCGCAGAGAGTGATCCGCAGAACCCTTCCGTAAAGCTTGCGCTCGACAAGGCTGTGTCCACTCGACCAGTTATGATTAAGCGAGATCCGGTACTCCACAAGTACGGCATCCTAGCGTTCAAGCCACAGATACACGAAGGAAAGGCCATGATGATTCACCCACTAGTCTGCTCTGGATTCAACGCAGACTTTGACGGTGACACTATGGCTACCTTCGTACCCGCATCGGATAAGGCAGTAGAGGAAGCTAGAAAAATGCTTCCTTCTAACAACCTGTTCAGCTCGACAACGTTCAAGCTGATGAATATGCCTGCGGCTGAAATGATTTACGGTATCTACCAGATGTCAGAAATGGGGAAGAAAACTAATTTGACTTTCCCCACTATCGCGGCAGTCGTAGAAAGCTACCACGGCAAGAAAACAGGGCTCACAGACCAGGTTAAGGTTGGCAGCAACCTCACCAACGCAGGTCGGTGTATGTTGTATAATTCTCTAACAAGCTCCGTAAAGGCGGACCCACTAGCACAAAAGATCCTATACGGACCCACACTCACTAAGAAACAACTTGACGAGTTCTTGTCTACCGTAGCCCGTACGCACAAGTCGGATTACCCCACCATTTTGGACGCATGGAAGAATCTGGGAAATAAGTACGCTACTCTGCTCGGATCTTCATTCGCTCTAAAAGATTTCCGTTCGTACTCCGGTATCCGAGATAAACATCTCGCTGCCGCTGATGCGGCGGTTTCCAAAATTAAGAATGTTACGGATAGAGATAAGACAGATATATATCTGAAGGCCGCGGATACTATTACAAAAGAAGTGGCGCAAGCAGCCAAGGCAGATAACAATTCATGGTACAAGTGGACCGAAGGATCCGGCGCATCTAAGAAGTGGAACCAGATAACTCAGTTGGTGGCTTCTCCTCTTATGGTTGTATCTGGTGATGGTGGCGTTGTCCCAGAGCCGATTAGAAAGTCTTACGCTGAGGGTCTGAGCACGGCGGATTACTGGACAGCAGTAAACGGTGTTCGTACAGGTACGCTATCTCGCGCCAAAGAAACCATGGAGCCTGGTGCACAGGCCAAGCGAATTATGAACCTCGGCGTAAATCTACCTGTTACAAAAGAGGACTGTGGAACTACTGAGGGTATATTCATTAGTACAGGACAAGTCGACGCAGAAGGTAGATACTTAGCCGGTGACGTAGAGAAGTATAAAGCCGGTGAGCTTGTCACATCTGAGGTGCTGCTGTCCGTGAGAGATAAGCATCCACAGATTAAGGTTCGCAGCCCTCTAAAGTGTAAGCTGCTAGATGGTGTCTGTGCTAAGTGCTGCGGCATAAATGAGGATGGGCAACTACACCGCAAGGGAATGAACATGGGTGTACTTGCTGGCCAGGCTATGTCGGAGCCGCTGACCCAGATGAGCATGAACAGTTTCCATACAGGCGGTTCTGCGATGGGCGCTGGGGCAAAGGCTGCTGGCGAGTTCGAATCAGTGCAGCAGCTTCTTAATATCCCAAAGCCCGAATCTATGAAGGTCAAGGCAACTATTACGCAGAAGAGCGGTAAAATCACCCGAATCTACCCAGATACTGCGGCAGGCGGCTTCTTTATCACAGTAGACGATGCCCCGTACCGCGTACCTACCGGATTAAAGATTCTTGTGAAGGTAGGAGACTCGGTAACTGCGGGCCAACCTCTGTCCGAAGGTCCCGTATCTCCACATGAGCTACTACAGGCAACGGATATTGATACTGTACGTGGTTACCTAGTTGACTCTCTACACGAGATATACGATAAGAAGGGTGTGCGTAGAAGAAACATAGAGACCATCGTAAAGAACCTTACCAACACCGTGCGCGTAACCAAAGATCCTACGTTTGAGTATACTCCCGACGAGGTCATTAGCGAGACTGAGGCTAAGAAAGAGAATGAGTCTCGTAAGCAGGATAACCTGCCTCCCATAGAGTACAAGAATGAAATCAAGGGTATCTCGGAAGCGGCGAAGGCTATAGGCGGGACTGACTGGCTTGCGCGAATGAACCACATTGGACTAGAGCAGGTAATTAAGACAGGCGTAACTCATGGATATGTTTCAAATATCCACGGCGCGCACCCAATTGCAGGCATGGTTTATGGTGCGGAGTTCGGTGAGGGACAGGAAGACTGGGAGTACTAATGCTTGGCTATACGTCCCCGGTTGTCCGCATTGAAAGCGCAGTAATCACCCAAGTATATCCATCACTGTACCTAGTAGATGCTGTAACCACCAAGAACGGAAGAATCTTTCGGAAGATACCTTACTCCACTGCTATGTCCGGTAGTGGTTATGGTATTAACTTCGTTCCGAAACGAGGGTCTCTGTGCTGGGTGATGCTGTCATCCTCAGATCCATCAAACTCAAATATCCAACTTATCCCCAGCATCATTGGCTTTCAATCTTCACAAGAAGGCGGATCGCACAAGGATGGAAGAAGAGACCTGGATGAATCTGATATAGTTATGGATACCCCTGGTGGCGCTACCGTGCTACTTCGGGCAAATGGACTAGTTGAGATTAGCGGCGGCGCACTCGCAAGGACGCTGTATCTACCAGTCTCAAACACTATTTTTAGCCTATGTCAGAATCACCAGATAACTACTCCTACGGGAGAGTTTAAATGGAGTACTGTTTCTGACGAGGACTCTGATGGAGCCTCATCAGTATCCTTTGCCCTCAAAGAGTTGGGCGGTGACGCATCGGCATTTCTACGGGTGAGCGCGGGAGAATCGTCCGGTGGGCTAGAAATAATCCTGCTAAAAGATGGAGAAGAGTCTAGCGCGGAGAGTGGGGATGATGGGTTGCCCACAGGATTGGCTTGCCAGTGGAAGATTGATAAACGTGGTAACGTGGAGATGCGCGCAAAGAGCAAGATGCTTCTTCATGCAGATGAAACTCTCGACATAGAATCCTCGGCAATCACTCTTTTTGCGGATACCTCAATATCACTTGTATGCGGTACATCTAGAATCGATATAACACCCGATTCTATTTCTCTGAGTTCCCCAACTCTTGCGCTATCTACGGGGGGAATGTCGGTGACTACCCCAGAAGGCTCAGAATTATTGATGCTTTCCCCTAGATCACCTAAGCTGGTGACTGAAGCAATCATTCCATTCATAAAAACACACACGCACAACATCACTGCACCTGTTGCGGGAGAAATAACTACCCCTCCCACACAGGCACCGAGTATAGTAGAATCCTTGCTGACTACCAAATCCACAGGAATTGTATAAATGGAACCACTTTTCTTCTACAAGAAGGCCGCACTCGTGATGGCCGCAGATTCCAATCTTCCCAGTGATTCAAACCAGTGGTCATCTAGCATCCTAGATGAGCTACTGAAGCAGGCTCCATACGTAAATTCATTTTCCCCAATGGTCCAGTTGGACAAAATTGATTCCAATAAGGGGTATGGATTTGGAATGATCAAGATCGAGTCGAACGGTAACTCAGCTTCGATTCCAATAGTGATCAAGGACGGTAAGCTAAGTCCGCTCGACGTATTCTTCGATAGTAATGGCAAGGGGTTCCCTCTCTCGGAAGAGAGATTCAACGAGGTTCTCTTAAATCCCACGCTATTCGGCGGCACCATTTCGGCAGAGAGCGCCACCAATAAGCACCTCGGTAATATGCTTACTCCTCCGTGGGAGAACCTCGGTGGCTTCCAGCACCTAGACCAGAACCTATCCTTCTATGAGAAGACGTCCATGTTGGCCGCACTCCGCGGAACAGTCCGTAAAGAGGACGTCGCTAAGTTGGCTTCATGGGTTAACTCTATGGAAGGCAAGGTTTGCCTAGATAGTGCACCAGCAGAGAAGTTTTTAGCGGCGTCTGTTCTTGAGGTAGCCCCTAGCCACCATACTAGGTCTGTAAAAACCGCGCACGTTATTCAATTCCGTAAGTCTGGAGACAGCTATTTCGTCAAGGTAGCTGCTCCCAATGACTTTGCCCCCGCTCCTGAGATGGAAGTACCTCAGAGAGAGGTACAAGAGGCGCTTCCCCCACAGGAGATGGCGCAGTTGGAGCAAGAGGGCGATGTAACAATACAGAGCCCCCCAAATGCAATACCTCCTGCAACACAGGTTGTGCAGGATGCGCAATTCATCCCTGCCGTTAATTACGGGGTATACAGAGTCCAGACTGTTACAGGCGAGGACAACGTGGGTTGGGTATTCCCACAGGTATTTACCTACGCAATGCAGCCTCTCCCAGTTAAGCTATTTGCGGACGGCAGGCAGCACGCGATTCAGCAAGAGATTACGGGTGTTCCCGTGGGCCAAGGTTCGTCGCTGCCCAATGCTCCCATCACAGGAGCGGGTTTCTTTTACCTCACAAAGGGAGCTACAACTGTAGCGTTTGCCCCGGTAATGGTTAAGGGAACCAGTGTAGACCCCTCCGGAAATACTGTCTATATGTGCCAGGGTATGCTAACTGGCGCAAATATCAATATCTCTCTCGTTCCAGGCGTGGCGATGCCGATGGAGTTCGGCCCAGAGTCGTATGCCATACCACCTGAGTGTGGGTTTATGCCTCTAGGCGATCCTTCCCACAAGCTCCTCGGAGACGCCGCGCAGGCTACGTCACTAAACTCTACGGAGCAGCAAAAGCAGGCGAGCGGACAGGTAATCAAGGCTCGTGTTACAACTGATGGTTCAGTATCCCTAGCCGGCCCTGCTCTAAATGGCGTGGAAGCAAACTTCCTAAAGGTCGCAGAAGCGAAATTCCTACTAGCCTGTATGGGTGTATCTCCTAGAGATTCCGCGATTAAGCTCGCTAATGCTTACAAGACTCGAGGAATGACTAACTTCTTCGTGAGTTCTCCAATAACACCGCGGCATTTCAACAAGATCGCCAAGAGCACGCAGCACATTGACTCTTTCATAGCTAACATCAAGACTGCTCTTTACAAGGAAGCCGCTGAGGTAGCTTCGGTGGATCCAGGGTCGGCTGACGCGATTCTCAGCCTATCCTTCCTGTCTGCGGATAACCTACAGAGATTTATCTCTTACCTCCCACAGCTACAGGACGCTATGAGCGCTCTCGCAAACTTGCTGCTCGCCAGCAGACTTGGCCTCGCCCAGATCCCCGAGGATTCCTGCTCAAACGCTCTTAAGGCGTTGGACAAGGCAGTACAGGGGCTAAAGCTAATGCAGGTTTCCGACCAGACCGCAGCCTAAGTCAACCAAGCGGGAACCTTCTTTGGTATCAGCACTACTGATACCCCCGAGGTTTCAATGTCCCATGACTTAATCGAGAAGAACTTGTACTTCCTAGTCTGAAGTACCTTCTTCAAGCCGAGTTTATCCACGATAGGTTCGGTGCTAAAAAAAATCCGAGTATGAGGAATGGAATCTTTCTCATACTCGGATACTGTTTTTAACTGAGCAGAGATGAAGCAGAGCTCCAAGACCTTCTTTAAGTCTTGTACCACTCCTTCAATCTCTGCCACATCCTGTCCTGCCATGTTACCTGTATCTTTGTTATGTTACTTTCGACTAGGTTGATATACCTAGTCTTGGTACATTCTCTCCGCAAGCATTGTTGCAGCTTGCTGGGGCCATGAGCATACACGCACAAGGTACCCCGTAGCGAATGCTTCTGCAATAGACTTTTAAGAAAGTCTACGCCCACTTGAATTGGGTCGCACTCTCCTACCTTTGGACAAAGATATTTAGGCGTTATCTGTAACGGACCAGTTACTCCATTCTTTCTGGTCACATCAAGGAACCCGCTCTCTGTCATGGCGAGTCCAATTGGGATTGCCGAATCAACTCCAGAGATTTCTGCCTTTGCCCCGATCTGAAGACAGATTAAGAATCTAGAGCCGTACCCAGGAGCATCTGGAACAGCCGCGCCGCACTGGGAAAACAGTGTGAGCACAATGGATAGTAGTTGTAGCATTGTTACCTCCTATTCGTTATTATTCCAAGCAACTGTCACAATTTGTAACCACTCGGGGATGCATGCCTGTAATCAAGAACACCGCGCATAATCGTGACCTGCTCGGAACATCGTCCGTCATAAGCAAAGAAGGCTCCGCGCTCGATCAGCTTGAGGTGGAGTCTTTGGTGGATGATACCCACGTTAAATATGTAGATCAGGGTCCAATAACCGAGATTCTCCCTAGTGACTTCGTAGAATTCGCAATCAGAATTCCAGATCCGGCAACAAAGCAGCTTCTTCCTTTCTCGTTTGACCAACGCCGGTATCTGCGACCGATCTACGACTCTACGAGCCCCCGAGTGTTATTCAAGTGCGGACGACAGGTAGAGAAGTCTACCTTCTTAGGGAATAGAATTCTAGCCCTCACCTGTATCCAACCTTCCTTCACAGCCCTGTACGTTAGCCCAACTAACCAACAGGCGAAAGTTTTTTCTAACGATAGATTGCGGGAAGCTATAGAAACTTCTGAGAAATTGAAGGCGTGGACAGCCGACAACGTATCCAACGTGTTCAACAAGAAGTTCATCAATCGCTCGCAGATTGTTCTGCGCTACGCATACTTAAATGCTGACCGTGTCCGTGGTATCGCGGCAGACAGCGTATCCATTGACGAGATACAGGACATTATCGGAGACAACATCTCCGTTATCGAGGAATGCGCATCTCACTCCGCTTTCAGATTGTTCATGTACTCAGGTACTCCGAAGTCTCTGGACAATACGATTGAAAGCATTTGGGTAAACGAATCTACTCAGAATGAATGGGTAGTTCCCTGCGACTCCTGCGGTGGCGGGGATTTCCGGTACTGGAACGTAGGACTAGACGAGGACAATATCGGCAAGCATGGCTTGATGTGTCGTAAGTGCAAGCAGCTTATTGACCCGATGCATGCAGATGCTCAGTGGGCAGCTCTAGTAGAGAATCCTAATGTCCCTCACCCATTTGACGGGTATCGAGTAAGTCAGCTTATGGTGCCCTGGATTAAGTGGCCCGACATTCTCCAGAAGCAATTAACTTACTCCAGATCTAAGTTCTTCAACGAGGTGCTTGGACTTAGTTTCGATTCTGGTTTGCGTCCCTTGACACGCCAGGACGTCATGGACAACTGCGATAGCGCTCTTAGTATTTCTACCAGCGAGCTGGAGAAAAATATTCGGGCCACAGAAGGTAGATACGTTTTCGCGGGGATAGACTGGGGAGCAGAAAACTCAAAAACAGTAATGGTGATAGCATCCTATACGGGCACTGATAAGTTCTCCATTATCTATGCGCATAGATTTGAGGGACGGGAGAGCGAGCCGCAAGTTCAGCTAGAGCTAATCAACCAGCTTATTGATAAGTTTAGGGTTGCTCTGGTGGGCGTTGACTACGGTGGCGGTCTGGATAGAAATGACGCGCTAATCCGTAAGTGGGGACCGACCAAGATAGTTAAGTATCAGTACTCTCCACTATCTTCTGCTAAGTGGAAGTGGGAGGAAGGTCTTAAGAGATTCCAAGTGAATCGTACCGAGGTAATGTCTGACATATTTAACGCAATTAAGCGCAGAAACGTATTCAGATTCCCTAACTGGCCAGAGTTTGAGCGGCCTTATGCGCAGGATATGCTTAACATCTTCTCTGAGTATTCAGAGGAGCGGAGATGTAACGAGTATAAACTTACTCGCGGCCTTACCGACGACTCGTTTCACGCGCTAGTTCTTTGCTTCCTAGTGTCGCAGATAAAGCAGCTTAGGCCCGATGTATTTGTACCCCACAAGGAAACTTAATCGGTTTCTCGGTTCCTTGCGCGCATTCTGGTGAGCACTATCGAGGTAAGGTCGGGAGCTACAGTGATTCCCGATACTGCGGCAAAGGAAGCTAGTTTGTGTTTTGCGGTAATGAGATTGTCCTTAGTGCGCAATAGTTCCTCTGTTGCTTCGGCAGTTAGGTATATTTCGTACACAGACAGCAGATGCTCGACTAAGGAATATAGCAATCTAATGCCCACCACCTTAGCGTCCTCGTAGGAGAATCTGCTAAGATCTGCCGCCCAAGAGATAAGAGTGTCTAGCTGCGCGGGACTTCCTGAGTTAGAATCCTGCAGTTCTTTTACAGCGAGTTTACGGATCTCTAGTAGATCCTCTCTAGTATGTGCTTCTTGATCTTCGGCGCGAGAAAGAAGTACATCTTCTAGTAGTAAGATTCTAGCTTCAAGCTCTCCGCACAGAGATAGTAATCTCTGTATACTCTTGGCGTCGCTTGGTCTACGATCTTTTATATGGAGAGAACTGAGAAGAACATCTCTTGTGATGTACGAGTTTCCATCAGTATCAGTATTAGCTACTAATCTGCCATCGGATAACATCGTTTTTATGGTATTCTCATTTACTCCTAAAACCTTTGCACTTTCGCGTAGAGTAAATATGTCAGACTTCTTGATAGTCAACAGGCCCTCCGAAAACAAAAGAAACGCACTCTCTACGTTTTCAATTTCTCCAATGCCTGTATAATAATAGCGACACGGAGAACTTATGGCTAACGCAAAAGACGATTTCATCAGAATGCTATCAAGCGGGAATGGCGCGAGTACTTTAAGCGCCAATGAGTTGTCCTCGATGGGAAAGCGGGCAAGTTCACTTTACCTGTCAGGCGGCTGTGATATGCCTACCGCTATTACGAAGATAGCTTCAGAGAATCCCGCCGTCACTGACCACCATCTCCGAAGAATAACAGAGCAGGCAAACATAGCTACCTTTGAGACATTGTTCAAGGGTGGTAATAAGCACGCAGAATTCTCCGTGGCGGATCCAGAAGAAGTAATCTCGATCTTTAGGAAGAGCGCTTCTGTAGTCGAAGATGATTATATTGGCGCACTAGATCCCCCCTTCATTGACTACGGCTTCTTTGATACACCAAAGACAGCCGCAGCAGTTGCAGAACCTACGGTTACAGAGCTCTGGAAAGAGCATTCCAAATATGCTTCTGCTCACCAGTACATTGCTAGAGAGGCAGAAGTAGCTGACCATCTATATGGCGAGGAGCTGGTAAAACTAGCCAAGATGGTTGATAGAACTGTCCGTGATGGATCAGCTATTGGCGATATATACCGGCTATGTAAGACAGCGTCTTCCAACATGACTCTGTGCAATGAGATCATGCTTGAGCTGTCAGATTTCGGCACTATTAAGACAGCTTCCTATTCGCCAACTGTAGGAGGAGTAGCAAATACTACTCACCCTATTTACGTACAGTATGGTGTTGTTGAGAAACTTCTTAATGAGAGAAATAGACTTAAGACGGCAGCAGCCTCGTTAGGGAATTCGACCGAGGTGACAAAGAACAACCTGCGAAAAGCGGTAGTCGTTAAATAATAATCAATAGGAGCGATTGTACTTATGTCCAGATCGAATGCCACGAAGACTGCGCAGTATCTACGAAATAACCCATTCCTCACGGAGAAGCACGCGGCGTTTGCCGACCTCTCAAAGCAGATAGGCAAGCAGATTGCGTACGTAGCTGCGGGAACTCTTACTGCCGCAGGTATCAATAAGGGTCTAAGTGTCTTGGGCAGCAAGATGGACCAAAATAAGAAGTCGGGAAACATCGCCAAGATGTACGCTGTCGCCCCTCAGCTTCGCGCAGTTGACCCTAAGATGGTCTCTCTAGTCTATGACTCCCTAGCCACCGTGGCTCCTACAGTAGCAGCTGATCCGCTTCTCGCGAGTCAGTACATCCTACAGTACGCACAGAGAAACCAGCACGATCTTACCACTCTCTCATTCATGGGCAAGATGGAACCTCGTAACAATAATCTAGGTTCTGACCTCCGTAATCGCATGGTAGTTGATATCGGTTCGGTCATTGCCAATGCACCTGCGCTTGAGCGCCAGATGGGGCGCAAGAAGTCGCCGTGATCAAGCACTCTCTTTTCTCGGGGAAAAGCCCCTCTGGGGAGCAGTTGATTAATATCATCACCCCCGGAAATGATTTTGTTAAGACGGCTGGTATCCACCCAGAGATCCAGGCGTACAAACAAAACTTATCACCAGAACCCAACAAGACATATTTGCATATTCTTGCATTGGGGGCTGGTGAATACTATGGTTCTAACTTGAACCATGACTATTTTCCTTGGGATGGTCTAGTACACGATCATACGAGAGTCCCACACAAGTACGTACACGGGTATAAGACGTTCCTAAATGCGCATGCTTTTGCGCACCATCAGAATAATGACCCAACTAAGGCGTACGGCGACGTACTTGTTTCAGTTCTCAACGAGAAGATGAAGCGAGTGGAACTCATCGCTGTAGTTGATCATGCAAAGTGTAAGGCTCTTGGTGGCGAAAAGATTCTGGAGAAGTTGATCGAAGGTAAGGATATGGCAACCTCGATGGGTTGTAGAATTCCTTACGATGTGTGCATGATTTGCGGAAATGTTGCGCCTACTCGTAGAGAGTACTGCGAATGCATGCTAAAGAGAGCGGGACAGATATTACCAGACGGCAGAAAAGTCTGCGTGAGTAACCCGTTCCCCAGATTCTTTGATATCAGTTTTGTGTATATCGGAGCTGATAGGACGTCGCACGTACTAGAAAAGATAGCGACGGTGGTGGACATGGGCGCGCATACTGGTCTAACTAAAACAGCGAGCGTGACACCTATGATCTCTCCACCAAAAGTAAAGATTGCCGCAGAAGAAAAGCTGAGCGAGATATTTAAAGAGATTGACGGGTATCCACTAGGGCAGGCAGTAAATCTATTGCACGAAAATGAGTGCAGCATGCCCGAAGAAGAAATTCAGAGAATTGCGGAAACTCCAAATCTACCTCATGCGCTTTCTAACCTAGCCGGTAACGGCGTAATTGTATCTCCTCGGGAGTTTACACGAATAATAGTAATCCGCGGCGGAGCACCACGGCATACGCCATTGCATGTAGAGCCGGAACTAAATCACGACGTCGATGATGACTTTCTGCGTAAGATGATTCAGTTTGGCGCGACACCCATGCGGCATAGCCCTCTTCTAGAATCCCGTTCTTATTTAGCCCCATACTTCTTTAGGAGATTAATTTCTCCCACAAAATTGGCGAACAAAGAAGTAAGAACTAAGGTTGCTATGCCTGATATCTCTAGGCTATACAATGCTTACAGATATGGCGTTCTTTACAACATGGATAAATACGCTGAGATAGCGTGTGGCTGCGATCCCAGTGAGGAACTATCCTCAGAGGATATGCAGGTAGTATCTGCGCTATCTAGTATTCCACTAATGTATGCTATGCACTCTTACTGGGGTAAGTCTCCAGAAGAAAACAAGCTGTTTTTGCGTGACTTCCTACTTCACAGTCCTGTAGTATCTTCTGCATTGCTGTCTGCAGGTAATGGCATGACCGTACAACAGCTTTTAGCCAAGTATCCAATTGAAAAAATAATGCAGTGGATACATTGAGTATTTACTGTGTGAGAAGGTAAGGATAATAATAGGGTGTTTTTTACAAAATATGTCGATCCACATAGGAGTTTTTTTAGATGAATACTGACGATCAGATCAAGCTAGCACAGGCACAGCTAATCCAGCACACAGCGGAGCAGCTAGGTGTAGATGTCAACGAGCTCGATGATAACGAACTTGCTAAGTTCGCATCGCAGGTACTCGCAGGCCAGGGTATGGCTGCGGAGAGCCCCGAAGTTCAGGAAAAGATTGCAGAAGCAGACGCACTGGGCAGACTAATGGCCCGTTCTTTCATAGAGGAGCAGCAGAATATGTCATTTGCAGGTGATGTGCAGGAGAAGGTCGCAGAGGCTATCGAGGATATCAGCGATTTCTGGGCAGTAAAGATTGCCGAGGAAGAGATGATGGACGAAGAGGATGATGAGGAAGACGATATGGAGGATGAGGACGAGGATGAGGATGAGGACGGTACCGACGTGATCGCCAAGACCGCCATGCTCAATCTCGCAGAAGCCCTTGCTCGGGAGGGTGAGTTTGACGCTGCCATAAAGGTCGCGGCTAGCGTACCAGCTCCTGTAGGCCCAAGCTTTATCGAAAACAGATCTATGGCAGATCTAAAGTCAATTGGTCTTGCTGGTGACAAGACCAAGAGCATGTTGGCCCACCTCCCCGGCGCGCAGAATATCGCCGCTGGTCTCGGTGGCCTCGGAATCGGCGGTACTTCTGAAGCTAAGTACATGAGGGGCGCGGATAAGGCTATCGCCCAAGGCAACAAGCTCATTACAAAGCTTGAGAAGGATCTCACCCAGTTCACAAAGGGTACGCGGAAGCACACCCAGGCCCTTGCTGCTCTAAAGGCGCAGAAGAAGCACACCGCAGATCTCATTAAGTCCACGAAGGGCTACCGTATGGCGGGCTATAAGAACCTCGCCGCTGGCGCGGGCAAGTCCCTCGGCGCGGCAGGTGCGCTCGGTCTAGCAGGTTACGGGTTGTACCGAGGGCTCGGTGGTGGCGAGAAGACGGCAGCCAGGAACCCGTTAGCCAAGAACCCGTTCCCCGAAGTATCTTTGGTGGAGGATTTCAGCCCTGAGAAGCTAAAGAAGCTCGGCCTTACCAGCGGGAAAAATCCCAGCTTCCTTAGCCACCTTCCTGGTGCGCAGAACCTCGGAATGGCGAAGGCTCTCCTCGGCAAAGACGTCTCGGGGGGAATGCAAAAGTTCATCAACAAAGCAGATAAGAACGTTGCTAAGGCAGAGAAGGCTCTAAAGGCGGTCGGCACCAAGGATCCTAGATACAAGGGACTCCAGGCCGCGCTTAAGGCCGCAAAGAAAGATCGTGCTGGAGTACAAAAGCTTTATGGCTATGGCAGATCAGCTGGCTACAAGCACCTTGCCGCTGGCGCTGGCAAGGCTCTAGGCACGGCAGGTCTCGTGGGCGGGGCGGGCTACGGTCTATACAAGGCTCTCGGTGGTGGTGACTCCGAATACAAGACGGCTGGCTATGAGTTCGCCAAGCTCGCCGAAGAGCGGGCCGCTGAGATCATGCTTGCCAATGGTATTCACCCTGAGACCTTTGAGCAGGTTTACCCCACTGAGGTAAAGATCGCTCACGTCGTCACCCCCGATGACGTTTGGTCTTTGGAAGAGAAGCTTGCTGCAGCAGAGTTCAACGAGCACCTTGATGAGGCGGCAATGCACATCCTTGAGTCTATTGGTCTTGTGTGAGTCCGTTCTGGGCAGCGTTCCTCGATGAGGTGAAATTGGCGTATACGCTAAAATCCACCATTCCAGAATCACTCAAATTTGAGTCGGTTCCCGGAAAGAACGTGGTGGATTCTATGCGGCCAATTCCACCTTCTCGTAGACTTGCCCCCGCGATTAACAAGAGACACGTAAACGCAGAAGGATCTAGCATAGACCCCCAACAACCGAGGTAAATATGAGCACACTAAAAGAAATAATTCAGAGAGCCTTGGGAGGGGAGGAGTCCAAAGTCGCCTCTTACGAGGCTACTGAAGACTACACCTATGACTACGAGGAAAACTACACAGAGAAGCTGGCGTCAAGCCTAGAGTATCTGGCGCAGAATCTACATGCGATTGAAGCTCCTGTAGAGCAGAAGGTTGCAGAGTTCCAGGAATTCCTAATTAAGATGGCGGAAGATCCCATGGTCGCACAAGGGGCCATGGAAGATTCTATCGATCCAACAGTAATTCCTAACGATTATGGCGTAGATATCACTGGTGGTGAGCTTCCTCCTAGACCTGTCGCACAGTCCAGAGTAGTCCTTCCCGGTAACATTCCAGTAAGACCTGTTTTTGATATGTCTCCAACATCAATACCAGTTGATGAAGAACAGCCGGGAGTAATTCCTCTCGATGAGCAGAATAAGGTTGCAGGTGTTCTCAGGGTCTTTGATCTACTAAAGACTGCGTCTGCGCTTGATAACCCCCCGAATATCGTAGGCACCAGAGAGGATGAGCCCGGTCTAATAATCTCTTCTCCCGATGGTGGTGGTACTCCAGCGGGTGGCGGCTTCATGATACCGGAAATCCAGTCAAATGCTGCCGCAATACAAGCGCAGGGGCGCGCACTGGTACGCCAGAATAATGCGGGCATTCTGAACTACATTACCGAATCAGGCGAAGATCCTACTGAAGACCTACTCCTTGACAATGCGAAGACTGCGTCTCTTGTGAGAATACTGGGTATTCTCCCTGGTAGGGGATGAGCGCATATGAATCTACGGGAGGTACTAGGTGACTCACTGGGCGTGCAGCATGCAATTGATGCTGCGGGTCTGACACAGGCGGAGCGTGAGAGGGCACTCAATAGAGTGGGCATAGGATCACGCATAGCAAGTGGACTCGCACTCCCTGTGGGATATACGGCGGGAGGTACTTTAGGGTATGTGGCAGGAGAGGCCCTCCGCGAAACCAGACCTTTGTTTAGCGTAGGACCCTTCGAATTCGTCGAACGCACTCCGGTGGGCAGCATGCTACTAGGGGCTACTTTAGGCACTGCCGGGGCAAAGTACCTTGTGGATAGGATTCGCGGTAAAATGCTAGCAAATCAGATTCGTAAGGAGCGGGCTAAGCTGGCGTGGTATATTCCTGACAGCGTACTCGAGGGGACTCCCGGCGCCATCGCCGGGGCCGCAAGCGCTGCCGCCGGCAGGAGATCTGCGCTCAGAAAGGCTAACCTAACCGATGCGCAGTACGCGGAAGCCGTACGCCGAGCTGGAGTCGGTCACGTCGCCCTCAACTCGGCGCTCGGCGCGCTGGGGGGCGGCGTGGCGGGCAACGTCATCGCTAGAATGGTACCCGATAGTAGGGCGGGGGCGATGGCGACACTGGGAGGGCTTATAGCAGGGGGAGCTATACCAAATTATCTGCTTGGGAAATCCCAAGGAGAGCGGTTGGCCAGGCAAGTACGCGGTGAATAATAGTTAAGTCGGCTAACAGGAGTGTCTATGTCATTACTCAACCAAAATGCAGTATCTACAATGCTAAAGACTGCCTCCCATAGATTACGGGAACAGGAAGCAGAGATTTTTGAACTACGCGAAAAGCTAGCAGCTTATGAAACTTCGTACGCTGCCAGCGAAGTAGTCGATGATCTAATTTCGCGAGGAATTATTGATCAAGATGAGCGTGGCGCAAAAATAGCTGAATTTGCATCAGACCCTGAGCAGCTTCCTGTAATCCAGAAGGCGGCAGAGCTTGCCAGCAACAATTTCAAACTTGCTGGTATTCTCAATGTAGATCTAACAGGCAATAATCCACGTAACAGCTTTGAAGCATTTCTTTTAAGCAACTAAGTAAAGAGGTATTCTCATGGCAAGCAGCAGAAGTTTTTTTGAGATTGTTGGTCCAGGCTTTCTACAGTGCTGGGTTCCCAGCCGCGTTTACGCAGGAGATGCGGCACATCTAACAGGCCAGTCTACAACCAGACTCCGCCCGGGCGAGTTCCTTGAGCTAAATGTTGACGGCAAGGTCGTCCGTGGCACCCCCGCAGCAGCAGGCAAGGCCGGTGTTAATCCCGCGTTCCCCTACTTCTCGGAGACGGGTCGTGGTGACATTGTCACAGGTGGCAAGGTTCCTGTTATCTTTGGCCCTACTTACGAGGCAGAGACAAAGCTCGTCGCACGTAAGGCCGATGGTACAGTTGACGCTGACGCAAACAATGCAGGAAATGCATTCGCAGTGGGCGATAGACTTTGCGTTTGTGACGTATTCGCACCGGACGATCTAGTAAATAAGGTCTACCGCGGTCTCCGTAGAATGACGGCGACCGAAATTAACCCTGCGGAAGATACCACCAAGGCGGAAACCGTCGTCTGCGTAGGTTTCGTCACTCGCGTATTCTCGGATCGCATTCGCTTCATAAGCACCCTCTGCTAAGAAATATACAGGAGAGAAACAGATGAATCTATTAAACAGCAATTTCGTTGCCCATGCGAACTCAGAAGAGGGTCGCCAGAAGCTTGCTGAGCACGGCAGCGGTCTAATCCGTGACCGTCTCCGCGAACTCTCTTTCGCTCGCGGCATCATTCCCCCCCTTCCCATCACACCAGCTGAGTGCCAGATCTCCACAGAGCACGATGGTCTCGTAAAGATCGAGCACCTTGAGCCAGAGTCGAAGGCGATGGTTGTTGACTTCCGTGGCGCGAGCCGCGCTCGCTACGTCAGCGCTCCCCGCGTAGCAGTCAGCTTCTTCACAATTGAGTCTGAGCACTACCAGAAGACCGAGCAGGAGCTTCTCTCCTACCCAATCCCCATCACAAAGATGATTGAGGATTTCACGGCCACAGACCTTCAGGACGTAGAGGACCGCCAGTTCCTCATCTACGCTGAAGCTGGTGTTCAGCTCATGCAGGAAGATGCCAACGTCAAGGCTGGCAAGCCTCACGATGGCTTCAACATAACCAATATCAACGCCGGTAACGTTGCTGCTGACCTATCCTTCAAGCCTTCTGTAACAAAGGGCGCGGGCGTTATCCAGGCTGCCGCTGGCGGCGCTGTTGCCAACTGGACAATTTATCCAGTTGCAAAGTCTGACTTCGTTAGACTTCGCCAGATGCTTGCAATGCGTAAGCTCCGTCTAGAGGTCGTTCTCATGAACGACGTAGACTTCCAGGACATTCTCCAGTTCACACTTGAGGATCTTGGCGACAAGCTCACCAGCGAGATCGTAGTTGATGGTTACAAGTACTCCACTCTTCTCGGTAACAGATTCGTCCGTACCATCAAGAATGAGATCCTCCGCAGAGGTAACATCTACGCTTTCACAGCCCCAGAGTTCCTCGGCGTGTTCTACATCCTCAACAACACGAAGTTCTTCGTCAAGAAGGAGTGGAACAAGATCGAGTGGGGCGCTTGGGAAGACATTGGTATGTCCCTCATCAACCTCAACTCCCTTGTCAAGCTTGAGCTCTATGCTGGTTCCGTCACCCCCGGCCACCTAGACCTTGCAGCAGACCCCAACGGTATGGAGTACACCTCCAAGCTTGTCGCAGACGAGGAAGATCTCGGCCAGAAGAACAACAAGGCAGAGGACGGCTTCGTAAGCCCTCTCGTCAGACAGTTCTAATATAAACCATTCCCCTTACAAAATCTCCAGTAAGGGCCTTTTGTAAGGGGAACAAACTGGAGATTTTGTAATGTTCAGAGTCACGAACAAGTCCGCTAAGCGGGCGGATGGTTTTTTCATTTTCCTCCCAGACGGCCGCAGGGCTCGTCTTTCTGGAAACTTCTCACATCTCCTATCCAGCCAAGTATTCGAAGCCAACAAGAATAGAATTCTTGCTGCTGGGTGTACCGTACAGGACCTGCGGTCCTCTGCGCCTGAGGCACCTGTAGAGGTTCCTGTTGTCGCAGAGCCCGTAGTGGCCCCTGTCGCGGTAGAGCCTTCTCCAGTAGTACCTGTAGAAGAGCCTGTAGTAGATGCCTCTCCCGAGGTTTCTGTAGAGGATTCTGCTGTATCAGCAGACGATTCCTCTGACGCTCCAGCTTCGTCTGACGAAAAGGTTACTCGCCGTCGTCGTACCCGAGCTGCGGAGTAAAAAATGGCGCAACAACAGTCTTTGTATGAATTCGTCCGCGAAGTACGCATGTACTTGAGGGACTTCTCCGAGCTTAACAGGCTAATCACTGGGGAGGAATCATCGGATAGGATGATTGCATGGGCTGTTATTGACGCACTTGATGATATCAATACATCACCCCCACTAATATCAAAGTACACCGTAGAAAACTTTCCCAATAGAAGCCTTCTATTGAGAGGAGCTGTTATATCTCTATTAGAGTCTGTGGGTATTATGCAGACTAGAAATCAGCTAAACTTCTCTGATGGTGGTATACAGGTCAGTGTGAGCGATAAAGCTCCAATGATTTTACAGTGGCTTAATTTCCTCAAAGGTTCTTACGAGGATAAGAAAACAAGATGGAAAATAGCCACTAATATCCAGATGGCCATGACTGGATCTGGTATAATCTCGGATTACTATTTCTTAGGCGGAATCTACCATTTGGAGACTTGATTATGGTGCTACGTGCAGTGTCGTTCGCGGGCCATGCTCCCGCAAGAGATTTGGCAGAATTCGTCAACGCCAAGGGCATTGATAAAGCCAACATTGAGCATATCGACATCTTTGACGGTACTTGGTACCTCTTTTACTGGGAGTAATATTTATGCAGAATGATCAGTACATACTTTATTCCCGGTTGGTAAAAAACTCTAATCCAGAGCTTACTCTCAAAGTAGCCGCTCTTAATGGAGTCGTATCACCAGAAGAGTACGAGATGGTCAAAGAAGCCGTTACCCTCAGTGGCGTAGGTACGGCCGTAACAAATGTAGGAAAGGCAATTGGTAGAGGAGCGAGAGGCGTAGCTGCGGGCGCAAGAAGTGTGGGGACTGGTATTGGTAATGTCGTAAATAAGGTGCGCCCCATACCTAAATCAATGTCGCCAGCACAATACCAGCAAGTATTGAACCTAGAGCGGAGTGCTGCCACCCCCTCTATACCAGGACAACGCGGTTTAGATTTTCGTAACGCACGGGCTGGAAAGCCTGTAGTACCTCCCCAGCCTAAAGTAAAACCCACGGATCCCATGGCGGGCTATACCCAGTCGCGTGGAGTCGCGGCACCCGCTCCCACTGCCACGGGCGCGGGAGCTGCATCTGGGGGCAGGAAAGTGCTACGAAAAACCCGGCTCTCCAGATCGCGTAGCATGCCTCCACCAGCCCCACAAACGGCAGCCCCGGCTACCACGGCAACCCCGGCGCCTGCGGCAGCAGCGCGTCCCGCAAGTGGCCCAAGTCCTTTTGAAGCTTCTCGTCCCGCCAGCGCCCCTGCGGCAGCAGCGCGTCCCGCAAGTGGCCCAAGTCCCTTTGAAGAGCGTTTCCTAGCAGCCAGAGAGAGATTCTTCGGAAATGTAAGAAAAGACGTCGAAGGTCAACTAGCCGCAAGACCTGGACCATCTCCATTCTCCCCCACAGCACGTCCCACCACCACAGCACGTCCTGCCCCCACTACCACTGCGGCACCCACACCTTCCGCAGCATCTACTGGAGCGGCCCCCACACCCGATGCGCGGACTCAAGAGACACTTGCGCGGTTCGAGGGGCTTTCCGCTAGGGCGAAGGCGCCTGTGGCAGGGGCACGCCCCGCACGGGGGCCTGATAACCAAGAATTTTTAGCTGCCCGCGATAGGTTCTTCGGGAATGTAAGAAAAGACGTCGAAGGTCAACTAGCCGCAAGAGGTGGCGCTGCTCCTGGTCGTGCCCGCGGCCCAAGTCCTTTTGAAGCTTCTCGTCCCGCCAGCGCCCCAAGTCCTTCAACTGCCGCCGCAGTGACTGCTCCTGGCCCAAGTATTATTGGATCTGGAATTGCGCCTCCAGCAGCACCCGCGGCTACCGCCGCAGCACCAGCGGCTACCGCCGCTGGGCGCGCACAGGCAGAGGCGTTTGCTAGGCTAAACCCAAGAGCTCAGGCCGCGCTCGTCGACGC